GCTCAAGGAGAAGCTTCTGCTCCTGCACCTAGACCTACACTAATTCAAGGCGGCCCAGCTTTCTTTACTCCTGAAGGTTACACACCACCTATACAACCAGAACAAGCTTTCATGCCTACCGATGTTATGCGTGATCCGATAGCAGATATGTTTGCTGCTCAACCACCATCAACTAGAGGACCTAGTTTACCTAAGCCTCCTATACCCCCTAGAGACGATCAAATATTTATAGACGACATGCCTCCTATGAGAGAAGAACCGCCAATGGATTTTCCTCAGCCTATGCCAGAGCCTAAGGATGATTTAAAAGTTGGCACTTTAGGTGGAGCAGGATACGGTAGATTTCCACTTGGCACTGCTGGTCCAGAATTTATTTATGATGATGACGGAAATCCAATTATGGAGCCAAAACCAGGATTAGGTAATTTTAATTTTTTAGATCTTTATAAAAATCAAATGCCAAAACGAGATGATTTCATGTCTATAGGTGGACCAGGCGGTGGACAATTATTGCGTGGTGGAGAAACTCCACCAAGTTACAAAGAACCAATCAACAGAATTGGTAATTATAATTTAGAACAAAGAAAAATAGACCCTACAGGTGGAACTTACGGAGATAGAACACCACCTTCTGTAGGAGATGGTATGTTTGATGCTAACAATAATCCATTTCTTCCTATAACATTAGGCTCTGGAATAGTACCAGAAGGTCAAGACCCTAGCCAAAAAATGCCTACAAAACCAGATATGTTACCTAATCTTGCAACAGGAGTTATGGAGCCTGTAGGTCAACCAATGCCTCAATTTCCTCAAGGTCCACAACCTATACCTCAAGTACCGTCACCAGTTATGCCACCCATGAGAGAAGTTCCACCAGAAGACTTTGGCTTTGGACCAGGCATAAGACGTTCAGAAGATTTCTTTAGAGGAGAAGATTTGATTATGCCACCAATGGCACCACCTAAACCTTTAGGAGAGGATGTTCCGCCTATGCCTATGGAAAATATAATTAGGGCTAATGATCCTGCAATAATGCCAATGCCATCAAAAATGCCGATGTTACCTGAGCCTATGCCCATGCCTAGTCCTATGCCCATAAGACCTAGAATGCCTATGCCTGGACCTATAGCAACGCCTATTTCAAGAGTACCAACAAATTTACAATTACCACAAATAGAAACACAAATGCCAATGATGTCTTTAGACAGAGGAATAGGATCGTTTAAGACACTTGTATAGTTAAAATTAGGAGAGAGCTAATTGGATGGTATTAAAATAGCAGAGTATTTTTTTAAAACTTTGCGAGAAAGAGAGAGAAACGCTGTTGACATTATTGCTGGTGGCAATATAAAATCAATGGAAGATTACAAATATGTTATGGGAGAGTTATCGGCGATTCGCTCCCTACAACAGGATTTAAAAGAAACGCTGCAAATGGATGACATCGATGGTTGAGAAAGTCGCAGAAAAAACACAATTTGAAAAACATAAAGAACAAATTGCAAAAGAGAAAGTAGAAGAGTCCTCAGAACTAGATAAAGCTTTCGTAAATTCACAAGAAAGGGTATTAGATCCTAAACTACTAGATAAATCACTACTTGACAGAATGCCTGATCCTGTTGGATGGCGGATACTTGTATTGCCATACAGAGGTAAAGGTCAAACTGACGGTGGTATTCAGCTAGTTAAGGAAACTGTAGATCGAGAAGCTCTTGCTACAGTAATATGCTACGTTTTAAAAGTAGGCCCTTTAGCTTATAAAGATAATAAATTTGGTCAGTCAGATGGAACTAATCATTCTTGGTGTAAAAAAGGAGATTGGATTTTAATTGGCAGATACGCAGGAACTCGTTTCAGACTAGAAGATGAAAATGAAGTTCGTATTATTAACGATGATGAAGTGATTGCGACAATCCTTGATCCAGATGACATTAAATCTTTATAGGAGTAAAGAATGAGCGAAGAAGCACAGAACATAGATGTTGAAATAACAGAAGAAAAAATAGAAAAAGCAGCCCTTCCTGAAAATAGAAGAGTTGAAGAAGAAGTACAAGATACTGCTGTAGAAGTAGAGGTTAATCAAGAGGTAGCACCTGTATCTGAAGATGAGATACAAGAAGACTTTGAGGCATCTCCTAAAGTAGAAGAAAAAGTAAAAGATCAATCAGATGTAGAAAAAAGAGCAGCGTTAGCACAGAACAGAATAAACAAAGCTGTAGCACAAGCTAAAGAGTTTCAAAGAAGAGAACTTATGGCTGTTCAATATGCTAATGAACTTAAAGAGCAAAACAGTCAGTTGAGACAATCTCAGAAAAACTTTCAATCTAGCTACGGTGACGAGTTTTCAACTAGAGTAGAATCTCAATTAGCCTTATCAAAACAAGCATTAAAACAAGCTACTGAGGCTGGAGATGCTGAAGGTATAGCAACTGCAACTGAAGCATTAAGCATGGCTACTGCTGATAAAGCTAGACATGAGCAATACAAACAGCAACAAAAACAATACGATGCTCAAGAACAAGCATATATAGAGCAAGCTCAACAACAACAGATTTATCAACAAAATCAACCTGTTGAAGAGCAGTACAATGAACCATCAGACAAAGCTAGAGAATGGGCAAATAAAAATACTTGGTTTGGAAAAGATCAAGTTGCAACCAGTGTTGCCTTTGCAGTTCACAAACAATTAGAGAATGAAGGCTTTGACACTGAGAGTGATGCATACTATAGTGAGATAGATAAACGAGTGCGACAAGAGTTGCCTCAAAGATTTAACGTGGAAGCGAACAATAAACCCGTCCAAACAGTCGCTTCAGCCACACGCAACACATCGACTGGACGCAAACAAAATCGTATCGAGTTGACACCGAGCGAACAAGCACTAGCTAAAAAACTTGGAGTGTCATTTAAAGATTACGCAATACAAAAAGCGAGGTTACAAAAATCATGAGCGAAATAGATAATAAAACTGAAGATAACAGAGCTACTAGAAACTCTGATACTAGAGAAACAAACACTAGGCCAAAAGCCTGGAAAATGCCTTCAGCGTTAGAATTACCAGAGGAGGCTATAGAATTAGCTAAATCTCAAGGTATTTCTTATCGTTGGATTAGAGAATCTATACTAGGCCAAGATGATAAAACGAATGTCTCAAAAAGATTTCGTGAAGGATTCGAGGTTGTTAAACCAGATGAATTACCTGGATACCATGATTTACCTACTGTCGATGACGGTCGTCACGCAGGAGTAATTGGAGTTGGTGGGTTGATACTGTGCAAAATAGATAAAGAAATCGCAGATCAAAGAAATGAATTTTTTGAACAACAAACCAATAATCAAATGACTGCTGTTGAGAATGACCTAATGCGTGAAGAGAATCCTGCGATGCCAATCTCAAGAGAGATTAAATCAAAGGTGACTTTTGGTGGAGGAAACAAAGCGTAGCTTTGTGAACTCTAAAATTAAAATTATTTTATAGGAAAACAAAAATGGCAAATCAAGATGCTGCATTTGGAATGAAGCCTGTAAGAATGATGGGTGGTTCACCGTATTCTGGTGGACAAAGTCGTTATAGAATAGCTGCAAACTACGGAACAAGTATCTTTCAAGGAGATATGGTTGCACAAGTAACTGGAGGCGGTGTAGAAGTACATGCTGACGGTGGCACAGTTCCTATTGTTGGAGTATTCAATGGATGTTCTTACACCGATCCTACAACAGGCGAACAAGTATTTAGTAATTATTATCCTGCAAGCACTAACGCTTCAGATATAATTGCTTTCATAATAGACGACCCTAACGTGGTCTTCGAGATACAAGCAGACGACACTTTCCCAGTGGCTGATCTGTTTGGAAACTTTGACATCGTTTACACAAGTTCTGGTAGTACCTCAACAGGTATTTCAGGATCTGAGTTAGATGTCGCAACAGGTGCTACAACAGCGGGTTTACCGATTAAAGCGATTGATATTTCAGAAGATCCTGAAAATTCAGACGTTGCTACGGCAAACACTAATGTTTTAGTTGTTATTCAAAATCATATCTGCGGCCAAAAAGGTGCAGGTCTAGCTTAATAAGGAGTATAAATTATGGCTATTTCAAGATCGCAATTAGCGAAAGAACTAGAGCCTGGGTTGAATGCCTTATTTGGCATGGAATACAACAGGTACGAACAACAACATGCAGAAATATTTGAGACAGAATCCTCAGATAGAGCATTTGAAGAAGAAACCTTAATAGTAGGTTTCGGTAACGCAAAAGTAAAAACTGAAGGACAGGGCGTAGCATTCGACCAAGCTTCTGAAGGTTTTACTTCAAGGTATTCACATGAAACCATTGCGTTAGCATTTGCACTAACTGAAGAGGCTATCGAAGATAACCTGTATGACAGACTGGGAGCTCGATACACAAAAGCTCTAGCAAGATCTATGGCACATACAAAGCAAGTAAAAGCTGCTTCTGTGCTTAACAACGCATTCTCATCAAGTTTCACTGGTGGAGATGGTAAAGCACTTGTTGCTACTGATCACCCATTAGCAGGTGGCGGTACATTAAGTAATAGACCAGCTACATACACAGACTTAAATGAGACTTCATTAGAAGATGCACTTATTTCAATCTCAACTTTTGTTGATGACAGAAATATGGTAATTGCTTTACAAGGGCAAAAATTAGTAGTACCACCACAATTACAATTTGTGGCTGATAGACTATTACAAACACCTGGTAGAGTAGCGACATCTGATAATGATATTAACGCTCTTAAGAATATGGGAATGATCCCAGAAGGTTATACTGTAAATAACTTCTTAACAGATACAGATGCGTGGTTCTTATTAACAGACTGTCCTGATGGATTTAAACACTTCGAGAGATCTCCTCTTTCAACTTCTATGGAAGGTGACTTTGATACTGGCAACGTCAGATTCAAAGCTAGAGAAAGATACTCATTTGGATTCTCAAATCCAAGAGCAGTGTTTGCATCTCAAGGTGCATAATCTTAATTGATTATTTAAGGGAGCTTCGGCTCCCTTTTTTTTTAGATCAAACTAATATACAATCAAAGGTCTAGGGTTTATTAACTTGTTCTATTAACTGACCTAGCAGACAAGCCAAGATAATAGAACTTATTTTTCGGGAGAAAAATTATGGCACAATCGACTTTTAGTGGACCAGTTAAATCATTATCTGGATTCATCACAGCAGGTAACGCATCAGTAGTTAGCTTAACAGCAGATACTACTCTTACAGTTGCAGCTCATGCTGGAAAAATATTAACTTGTAATGATGCAGACGGTAAGTTTACTTTGCCTAGCATTGTAACTACAACTCCATCAACTAACGAAGATCCTAACCAATTAAATAACTTAGGTGTTTCTTTCTATTTTGTAGTTGAAACAGCAGCTACAGATATGGATATTCTTACTGATGGCACAGATAAATTTGTTGGTGGTTTATATACAGGTGTAGATGACAATACTGGCAAAACTTTTATTTCAGCTTCATCTAATGATGTTATTACTATGAATGGATCTACCAAGGGCGGACTAGCAGGCAGTATCGTAAAAGTAACTGCTATGGGTTCAGCTAAGTATGCTGTAGAAGGTATTATTTTAGGATCAGGAACTTTAGTAACACCATTTGCTGACGCATAAGGAGTAGCTCATGGCAGATACAGTAACTTCTCAAACTATTCATGATAGTGACAGAGTAGCAATATTAAAGTTTACTAACGAATCTGACGGAACGGGTGAATCTTCTGTTAAAAAAGTTGATGTTTCAGCTTTAGCTAAAAACAATTTAGGAGAGTCTTGCAGTAGAGTTTCTATATCACGTATTTACTGGGCAACCAGAGGTATGGGTGTAGATATAGAATTTGATGCAACTACTAATGTTTTAGCTATACCATTACCAGCAGATAGCACAGGAGATGAATATTATGATTTATTTTCTGGCATACCTAATAATGCAGGTTCTGGTATAACTGGAGATATTGACTTTACAACAGTAGCTCATTCAGATGGTGACGCTTACTCTGTCATTTTAGTTTTAAACAAAAGCTATTAATGAATGGTTGTAAAAAGAAGAACTAAAAATATACGTAGAACGACTGGTAAGGGTGGAAACTTCCGCCCTACCAAGTCTGGTGCAGGCATGACTAAAAAAGGAGTGCGTGCGTATAGGAAAAAAAATCCAGGCAGTAAACTAAAAACAGCCGTAACAGGTATAGTTAAAAAGGGTAGCAAGGCTGCTAAACGTAGAAAGTCTTATTGTGCAAGATCAGCAGGACAACTAAAACGTAGCTCTGCTAAAACAAGAAACAATCCTAATTCAAGAATTAGGCAAGCAAGAAGAAGATGGAAGTGTTAAATGGCTAAGAAAGTTAAAAGTGGCGGTAAAATATGTCCAGCTGGTAAAGCTTGGGCTAAAAGAACTTTTGATACATACCCTTCAGCTTACGCAAATATGGCTGCATCTAAGTATTGCAAAGATCCTAACTACGCTAAAGGATCAAAAAAGAAAACAAAGAAAATGAAAGACGGTGGACTTGTTAATATAAGAGGACAAGGTATCGTTATGAAAGAAAGACTAAGATAATGGGACAGTTAGCTGAGTGGAGAAAACAACAGTGGGTAAGGATCGGAACTGACGGTTCTATTAAAGGCCCATGTGGCACAAGTAAAGATAAAAAGAATCCAGATCGTTGTTTACCAAAAGCAAAAGCATTAAACTTAAGTAAAGCAGAAAGAGCTAAGACTGCAAGAAAGAAAAAAACAGCAGGATCAAAAGGAAAAACTGTTGTTGCTAATACTAAGAAAGCTAAAGTATCCATGAAAGACGGTGGAGAAGTTAGAAAAATTGCAAGAGGTTGTGGTAAAGTAATGAGCAACAGAAGAAAGAAAACTAAATATTCATAGGAGTGAATTATGTTTAAAAGAACTAAAGGCTATGCTAAAGGTGGAGTAGTCAAAGGCACTAAATATATGTCTAAAGGTGGTTCTATGAAAGGAACTAAATATATGGCTAAAGGTGGTGCTGCTAAAGGAACCAAATACATGTCCAAGGGTGGTGCTATGAAGGGTACTAAATACATGGCAAAAGGTGGAGCCATGAAGGGTACAAAGTATATGGCGAAAGGCGGTGCTATGAAAGGCACTAAGTATATGGCTAAAGGTGGAAAAGTTTAATAACTTTTTCACAACAACAAAGGAGAGAGCGTTTTGTCATATTTGATTTCAAATATACCTCAGTTTAAATGCTGGGTAAGAAAAGAGTTTACAGCTAACCACAGCAATTATCATGGAGAGTATCTACATGCTCTTGTTATTGCTGTCAATACTATTCCAGATAGATCACTAAGTTTTCAAGTAGTTTTTACTGGGTGTGAAATAGACGATGAAGAAGACGCACCAAATGTTCACGGTGGTGCTATGTGGGCAAGAATGCCTATTCAAGCCTTAGTTGCAGACATACCATTACAAGATTGGCCAACTCCTATGGAGGATCATTTAGCACAGCCTTGGGATTGCCTTAGCCACCATCATTCTGTTGTTACTATGGATAGAGTTAGTTCATCACCTTGGCTTTGTAAGATAGGTGGAGACTTCTATACAGGCAAATATTTGTTTACGGTAGATTACACAGAAAACTCAATAGCTGATGATTCTGCTCAACATAAGCAATCACATGTGTTATATTTAACAGACGCTGGTGAATATACTGGTAACTTTGTGGCTTTACCTAATAACAGAGTTAGAGCTACAAACCCTGCACTATGGCGTGTTGGTGAAGGAGCACCAGACTTTATGCCATCTCAGTGGATTCATTCAGCAGAACAACATGAGAGTTACATGGATCCAAACATAACGTTTAATAATCTATACGCTCCAGAGGAAGATTAATATGCACTATACTAAAGACTTAAATGAAATTATAAAAGGTTTGAAAAAAGCAAGTAAGCTACATGCTGCTCAGGCTAAAAAATTAGAAAAAATAAATAAAGATCAAAAAAAAGCTAAACCTTTAAAAAAGAAAAAAGTAGTTAGAAGAAGAAAATAATATGACAACATCAAGTAGTACAAATTTTGAACCAGATGTAACTGAGTTTGTTGAAGAAGCCTTTGAAAGATGTGGGCTAGAACTTAGAACAGGTTATGATCTTAAAACAGCAAAACGATCTATAAACCTTATGTTAGCTGAATGGGCTAATAGAGGATTAAATCAGTGGACTATAGAACAAGCAACTCAAACTGTAACTAAAGGCACTAATCAATATACTTTAGATTCTAATGTTATTGATATATTAGATTGCTCGTTAAGAAGAGATACTGACGGTACTAACCTTGATCTGCAAATGACAAAAATTAGCAGAAGTGAATTTTTAAATATTCCAACTAAATCTACTCAAGCTAGACCTAATCAATTCTTCTTAGACAAACAAGTTAGTCCTGTTTTAAATATATGGCCAACACCAGAGAACAGCACTGATGTATTAGTGTTTAATAAGTTAGTAAGAATGGATGATGCTGATACTGCTACTAATACTATGGACATGCCATTTAGATTTTATCCTTGTTTTGCAGCAGGTCTTGCTTATTACATAGCAATTAAGAAAGCACCAGAAAGAGTAGGCATGTTAAAACAAATGTATGAAGATGAGTTTGAAAGAGCTATGTCTCAAGATGAAGATACAGCTTCTTTTAGAATATCTCCTTATCTAAGAAACGGATATTAATATGGCATACGCCACTGGTAAATATGCAATAGCCCTTTGCGACAGGTGTGGTTTTGAATACAAACTATCTCAGCTAAGAGAAGAATGGAACGGAGCAAAGACTTGTAGAGATTGCTTTGATCCAAAACATCCACAACTTGAGCCATTACCACATGTTTCTGATCCTGAAGCTTTATATAAACCTAGACCTAATAATGATTTAGAAATAAACGAAGGAGTAGTTTATACTAATGATGGCAACTTAAATTCATCTATGACTGCTGATCCAATAGGATCTAAAATATTAGGTTATGAAATGACAGGTTCAGTTGGTGAGGTTACAATAACAGTATGACATTATCAGAATTAAAAACATTAATACAGAACTATACTCAAAATACAGAAACTACTTTTGTAGCAACACTTGATGATTTTATTAAAAACGCTGAAGAAAGAATATTTGAATTGGTACAGTTTGATTTTTTTCGTAAAAATGTAACAGGCACATTAACATCAGGTAACACTTACCTTACAACTCCTACAGATTATCAAACAAGTTTTTCTTTAGCAGTTATAGACGGTAACGGAGATTATCATTACTTAGATAAAAAACATCCATCATTTATGCGTGAATATTCTGTTGATCCAACTGATTCAACTTTAAGAGGATTGCCAAAATATTATGGAGACTTTGATAAAGAACTATCTACAGCATCAAACAATGGCTCTACAATTATCGTAGCTCCAGTACCAGACTCAAACTACAATGTTGAGTTACATTATCTATACAAACCAAATTCTTTAGTTACAGACACCACAGGCACTTGGGTATCTAGCAATGCTAGAAACGCTTTACTATATGGAAGTCTAGTTGAAGCTTACATATTTATGAAAGGTGAAAATGATTTATTACAGCAATACGAGCAACGCTTTGCAAGTGAAATAAATAGATTGAAAAATCTTGCAGAGGCACGTGGAAGGAGAGATGAATACCGCTACGATTCTTTGAGGACAACGGTATCGTAAAATAAATGGAACAAATTGAAAGCCTGAAAGGCAAAACAGTTGCCATAGTTGGTATGGGCAATAGCTGGTTTGATTATTGTTTAGCAAAATCACACGGAGCTGACTTTGATGAAGTATGGGCTATCAATGGAGTTGCATCTGTTTGTTATCACGATAGAGTATTCATGATGGATCCTGCATCAAGATTTCTTGATACAGAAGATGCAGGCGGTCAAACTAATGGTTTGAGAGATATGTTGCAACATCATGAAGGTCCGATATACACATGTGAATTAGATGAAAGATGTCCAGGCTTAGTAGAGTATCCTTTACAAGAGGTTATCAGATCAACCAACTGTCACTACTTAAACAACACAGTAGCCTACGCTGTAGCTTTTGCATATTGGAATGAAGTTAAAACAATAAAGATGTTTGGCATAGATTTTTCTTACAAAGAAAATTTACATTTTGCTGAGGCTGGTAGAGCTTGTGTAGAGTTTTGGTTAAGCAAATGTATGTCAAATAATATTCAAGTTGAAGTAGCCAAAAGCTCACCACTTCTTGATGCAAACGTAACACCAAATGAAAAGTTGTATGGTTATCATAGGTTAGATGATCCTTACGTTGTATTACCAACAGAAGATGGATTAGAAATAAAAAGAGTAAGCGATTTAGATATGATAGCTAGTATGCAAAAACCTACGCTAATAGATCGTAACGATTCACATTTAAAACCACCTGAGCCAAACAAATGGTAGATAAAATAACACCAGCAGGAATACCTGGATTAGGCTTAATAGAAACTAAAACATCTAATTATGGTGGGCACCCACCAGAGTTTTGGGCAGAGAGATTAACAGAAAAAATAGTAAGTACAAGTGATAGTGAAGATCCATATATCAAAGAACAGGCAAGAGCATACAGAGATATGATTTACAAGGTTTGTTTGATTTATATAAAAAATGCGTTAAAATCTTATAAAGCAACTTTGATACAGGATTTATCTGGTCAAGGAAGTGAAGATATAGCAAAAATAATTAAAGGTATTTAATATGGCCATTACATCAACATTAACTACAAGTTTTAAAAAAGAACTATTAACAGCAACGCACAATTTTGCAACTAATGGTAATGCTTTTAAACTTGCTCTCTATACAAGTTCTGCCACCATGGGAGCGACTACAACTGCTTATTCAACTTCACAAGAAGTAAGTGGTACTAACTACACAGCAGGAGGAGCCGCATTAACTAAAGTAGCACCAACAAGCGGTGGTACTACAGGGTTTACTGATTTTGCAGATTTAACTTTTGGTACAGCTAC